AATCCTACGTGTCCCGCCCACTGACTACGCCCGCGAGAGAACACAACGATATCACCATATTCAGGATGACGTGTCACGCTTCCATATTGCAGGAAGCTACGAGCTTGGAGTGATCCAGTCCCCTCGAATCCACTCTGCTTTAGAATTGTATTAACGAACGCGGCACACCAAGCTACGCTCAGCGGATCAACATTCAGCGCGTCCTTCAGTTCTTTTCTATTATGAACTGCGTGTTTACCTTCCCAGTTCTTAGCAACAGTAACTGGCTTTTGCATTCCGTTGTTACTAAACAAACTGAATGAAGAACGTTCAAGGGAAGATTGTTTTCTGAAAAAAGCAGCGCCAGAATCATCTTCGCCACGCGAAGCTGTGACAACATCTGTTCTGTTAGTTGTAGCTGGAGCTTGCTGTTTTGCTGCAAGTTTGCTATGATCAGGTACAGTCACGTTGGGATCCAACGGACTTGTAGGTTTAGCAGCTGTCCTGAACTGACAGTAATATGAATATCGTTCTTTGCCAGGAAGCAAACTTTGATTGCATAGTATCTCTGCCTGTGACAGATTTACTCTACGCTTGGGTTCTTTGAACTTAGCAGTAGACTTTGTCGTAGCAACAGTTTGGTTATTCTCTACAACCGATGTAGATGCGGCGCATCCACTTAAAATTAGAGCTGTTGCAATAATGGTTAGATATTTCATTTTATCTCCTATTTTTGCTTTCGCTACGAAAGGAAGATAGCATAACAAGTTATCTAGACGTTAGATGTTCGACGAGTAGTTTTGCTCGTCCTTGCTTGATTATCCCTAATTGCTGGGCACCTCCTCTCGATATGTCTAGATCCAAGCCTTTCGTAAATGGACCACGATCATTAACTCGAACAACTATGGACCTGCCGTTGTTTGGGTTAGATACTCGCAAAACAGTTCCGAAAGGAAGAGTCTTATGAGCAGCCGTGAGTCCGTTTGGGTTAAATCGTTCACCGTTGGCAGTTTTAGTGCCGTGCATATACCAAGTCGCATTCATATAATGTGATTTAGTTACATGCGCTCCGTCAGTTGTTGTGGCGCAACCGCCCAACATGGTGGATAAGACCATTGTTAAAATTAAAGTGCGCATTACCTATTTAGGGTTTGGTGCTCCCAGAGGGACTCGAACCCCCGATCAAGCCGTTATGAGCGGCTGGCTTTAGCCACTAAGCTATGAGAGCGAACTGAAGTGAGCGACTAAACTATCATAGCCGCCGATGTATTGTTCGTCAAGATAAATCTGTGGGACTGTTCTGGCATTTGGGAATCTTTCCAAAAACTCTTCTTTGGTCAGATCTCTACCAATTTTATGCTCGACGAACGGGATTTGCTTAGAGCTAAGAAGGGCCTTAGCTCTGTCACAATATGGACACATATCTTTACTATAGATCTCAGCTGTCACTATACAATTCTCCTGTCTTTTGCTTGAAATGATAACCGTGTGCTTTTTTCCAATCTCTCAGGATAATTTCCTGATCACGTCTAGCTTCTTTTTCCCAAGGCAGATCGAAGTAACTGATCTTACCTGGACCATCAGCTTTAACCATCTTGTTCTTCCACTTGGAATAGTCAGCGTGTGCTGCGAGATCTTTCAAATCACCTGTTGCATATTGACGAATATGAACGACTTCGTGTGCTAGAACTCTGTATAGCATACGATCTTTAAGATAGTTGCACAGTTCCATTTCGTATTCTCTAGGACGATGATTGTCATCTTCCCAGATTACAGAACCGTAGAACTTAGTGTTCTTAAGATCTTCTTTCAGATTGATCTTAAGAGTAATGTTGTTAGCAAGTCTTGTGCCCAAAGTATAACCAAGCATCCATCTGGCTGCTTTCTTCACCAAATTTCTTTTTCTGGCAGTCCCACCTGTAACATGAATTTGTGCCGTATTTTTGGCGTATTCGTATTCCAATGCTTCTGGGCTCATGACACCCCCTTTGCTTATTGGACTATCATACTCTATTGGCAACATTTCGTCAAGAACGCTTTTATTTAGCCTATTGGAATTTGAACTTATTGAACTTGGACTTGGGCTTACTGCGCTCATTTTCTTCCATTCCGAATTTAGTGGTATCCATTACTGGCTTATCACTGTTGCCCGATTGGGCAGACTCCTCGAGATCAAAAAGCCTCATCTTGACACGATCAACCCCGATAAAGAAACGCTTGTGCATGGCAGGATCGCTGTAGCGATTTTTCAGCTGCTTGACTTGAAGCTGGCCACGCTCGTCCATACCCTCGTCACGAATCAGCGCGATCATGAAGTCGGCTGTCGCTGGTAGACCAAACGATTCAGAAGTATCTTCGAGTCCAGGATCGCTTGACGTATAGCCAGAACGTGTCGTTTGTGTAGCAGACACGATAGGTAGATTACGTTCAACAGCGAGTCCGCGAAGTTCTTCGGCAATAGACTTGATATATGTGTAGGAGTTTACGTTTGTTCCAGTTTTGATACGAGACGAGCAACAGATATTCAGATAGTCGATGTAGATGATATCTGGCACAAAGTTGCGCTTTAGATTTAGCTCATTCAGTAGATGACGGAAGTGTCCAGAATGAGCAGACGCGGTAGGATACTCCTTGATGATTAGTTTGCCTTGTGTCTTAGACTTGAGTCTAGCGATCTTGTTCTGATACAGTTCACGTGGCAGTTGTTGCAGATCTTCAGAAGCGATATTGAGCAGATTAGCGTCGATACGTTCAGCAATCTTTTCTTCCGCCATCTCCATTGTGATGTAGAGAACATTCTTACCCATAGCTAGATTCGCTGCTGCGAAGTGACACATCGCAAGAGTTTTACCAACGCCTGTGCCTGCTAGGATAATGTTGAGCGACTTACGAGATAGTCCTCCTCTTGTGATCTTGTTGAAGTATTCTAGATCAAAGGCAATCTTTTCTTCGATACGATGATAAAAGTCGAATCGTTCTTCAGAGTCTTCGATGAAGTCGTGACCGATGTGACTATCGAACGAAACGCCAAGAGCTTCTGACAGAATCTCAGGGATAGTGTTCTTTGTTCGATTCTTGTCTTTGCCATCAAGGATAGCGATACTATCCATAACAGCATTGAACACAGCTCGCTCTTGACAGAACGCTTCTGTCGATTCTAGAAGCCAGTCCATCGTAACAGGCTCTGGCTCAACAAGACTGCGAACAAGATCCATAGAACGTCTGTGTTCTTCTTCGCTTAGATTACTACTAGACTCGATTTCAATCCCAATCGCTTCGCGTGTTGGGCGAGAGTTATATTTCGTCATGAAGTCAATGATTCGCTTGAACACAACACGCTCAGACGAATCACTGAAATATTCTTCTTTTAGAAATGGTAGAGTCTTGCGGGCGAAGTCTTCATTATGAACTAGATTCTTCAGAATCGTCAGTTCGATCTTCATTCCCTATCCTTCCCGTTTGTTTTAGCAAGATATCAAATAGAATAGACGCGATAGTATCTTCAAATCTAGTTTTGATACTATCCGTTAACATTTCTTCGGCGATGAACGATTCTACAATATGATAATTGAAGTTAAGAAGCGCATCACCGTTTTCTTCTGGCTCGTCGTTCACTTTTAGATTTTCATAGTGATAAACCATGCCTTCGAACTCACCTTCGTCGATGCGAATACAAACGAAGTCTTTTACTTCTGGTCGTTCGATATGACTATAGAGTGGAGCTACGGGATTCTCAATGACGTTTGCCATTTGCAATCACCTTAATACCCATTGTGTAGTTTTCAGCAGCAGCTTCTGCCCAACTTTGACTCTTTTCGACATACTTTTCTGTCATGACATATTTACCATCCTCGAAGAAGTCCACGTGGAAACTACCTTCCGCTTTATGAACTTCTGCTTTCTTTGTTCCATCATCGCTAACGTATTCACTGATCAGCATCTTCCTCATCCTCCTGAAGAATTGCGCCGTGCGCGATTGAATACTTTTCCTTGATGAAGGTAGCGAAGTCAGTTTCCTTGAATACTGTTTTCCAGAACTCAGCATTATCGACGATATCGCCAGCTCTCATATTAGGAGCAAGGACTTCTCCCGTTTCTTTATCTACCCTAGCATACCAACCAACTTTAGGCTTGACGATATAGCCACCGTCAATAGCAACATCGAGTAGACCACTCCAACGATTGATGCCTCCCTGATAGTTGATTGTAATAGGGATCTTAGACTTTTCTTTGACATAACGAGATTTCTCCACGTTGATTACGAAGTGATATCCTTGGATACCATCAGCGTCCTTATCCTGCTGACGTCCGAGAATCCAGATGTTATCTGATCCATAATAAGAACCAGTGCCGCCGCCTACGATATCTTTCGGGAACATACCGATTTCTTTGTAGGTATGATTGACCACGACCATTGGAATATCTTTCAGAGTCATGTAAGGCGTGATCATACGGAACAGCGACTTGAGCTGTTTCGCGCGAGACATATCAGCTACAGACTTTTCATTCAACGTATCTTCAACTTCTTTCTTAGAAGCAAGATTACCAATCGAGTCGATGACGATCATAACGTGTTCGCCACGCTCGATAGCGTTGAGCTGTTTCATAACGTCGAACTTCAGCTGTTCCACATCTGTGACAGGCGTATGAACAACAGAATCGAATGGAATGTTGAATGTAGAAAAATAAGATTGAGGAGTGCCGAACTCAGAGTCGTAGAACAGGATAACTCCGTCCTGATACTTCCTTAGAAACGCTGATGCCATCAGTAACGCGAAACCTGTTTTGAAATGCTTGGAAGGACCAGCCAGCATTGTGATGCCAGGAGTTAGACCTCCATCAACCGCGCCAGACAACGCGACGTTAATCATAGGCACAGTAGTTGGAATGATATCTTTCTTAGTGAAGATCTTTGAATCTTCGAGCGTGGCAGTAAACTCAATCGTTGAATTCTTAATCAGTTTTTCTTTAAGTGACATTTTTCACCTCCATGATCATAGTACCATATATGCGTGTAGTTGTCAAGACTTACCTTTGTTCAAAATGTAACTAGATGGACTCTGACGTTCGGGAGTCTTTTCTATAATCACTGACTCCCACATATCCCCATCAGTCGTAACTGCTTCTAGCCTATCAACATCTAGCTTCAGATTCTTGCTCGCTGCGATAATCATTAACACAGCCAATGGATCAACAACTAGAACAAGAAGCAGAATCATAGCACGGATAGCAGATTCTAGATCCCTTTCGTTCCCTTCGCCATAGATCATTTCAGCCACATAACGAATAGGACCCACTTCTAGTTTGATTGCGCGAGTCGCTGCCATCAGCGGAGCTTTCTCGTCTAGCAATTTGTCGATGGCTACTTGAGCATCTTTCATTTCAGCAGCAATTTGATCGCGCTCTTTCTTTTGCTGAGTACGAATTTGCATAGCTGTTTGTGCGCGATTATTTCTGTCGATGATAGCGTCGATAGCTTTATCCATCTGTGCTAGTTGCTGTTCTCCTCGCGTGATACGCATGCGCTCGCGCGCGAGGGAGCCGTCGATACGTTCTATCTTTGCGGCTACGTCACCTGCGGGAGCAGTCTGTTCAAGATGCGCTTTGGAAAGGAAACCAAAGATACCCATGCTAGTGATAAGCATTAGAACAAGAAGCGCGATAGTAAAATATGACTTGAGCAGAAACGGAACGTGAGACCAGTTACGATATAGCCAAGAAGCTAGAACGATCTTACCAAATTCTAGCGTTCCACCAAGAATCACAACAGCCCAATATGCTCCAGCAAAGATAGCTGTGAGGCCTGTGACTGAATACCATGCAGCAACGACGGAGAGTGCGATCCCCGTCGTCATGATAAGTATGCGATCTATGTTAAGCTTCATCTCGTTTTAAGTTTCTTCCGAATGTTGAATTGTGTTGCGCACGAATCTGTGTGTTTTCCCATGTCCAACATTCACCCGTTTCATCTTGGAAACATACCCAGAGCCAGTGATGCTCCGTGCCGTAGTCTACAAGAAAATGAGCCAACGCTTTACCCTTTGGTGTATCCAATGGGATAGGTGGATCAAGCTGTAACATCTTATTGCTCATTACAAACCTCTAGTTGTTTTCAATACCTTATCAAGCATTTCCTGACACTTCTCTTTTCGATTGGGCCAGTGGATATAAGCCTTGTCTGCGGTTTTGATCAGATTGTTCAGCAGCGGAACAATGATAGCTTCTAGCGTCTTAACTTTGTCAGACAGCTCTTGCTCTTTTTCAGTTAGAGCTTGATGCTTTTGATCTAGCTCTTTCAGAACATCGTGTTTGATTTCGTGCTCATCGACTCCTGTAAATCCAAAGTCAAAGTCAGCATATTCCTGTGGTACTTTTGTCATGTAAAGAAATCCTCTAGTGTGCTTTGTTTCTCGGAGTGCCAGTTGATCACTTCTAGAATAGCTTTCAACGGAGCCATGAACGTTTTCTCAAACTGTATATC